GCAGAATCGAGTTAGTGGCTAGGACTTTTGCGGAAACAGGTGTAAGAGACCTATTCCTAAACATTCTGCACCTCGTCTGTAAGTATCAAGACAAGGCTAGGATTGTGCGGTTATCTGGTAAGTATGTTTCTGTAGACCCGCGTGAGTGGAAGTCTCAATACGATGTGTATATCAATGTCGGACTGGGAACTGGAAGCAGAGATCAGCAGTTGGCAATGCTTTCTATGATCCTTCAGAAACAGGAGCAATTACTTGGAACGCCTGGAATTGGTCAAGCTCTGGTTGGCATCGAACAATATAGATCCGTCCTTGGCAGATTTATCGAGAGTGCTGGTTTTGCAGATTCCGCAGAGTTCTTCCGAGAAGTATCTCCAGAACAACTCCAGCAGATGCAACAACAGGCTGGAGCGCAGGCAGATCCACAGGCCCAGGCACTAATGGCTCAAGTCCAAGCGCAGATTCAGGCCGCACAAGCCAAACTGCAAGCGGACATTCAGTTAGAACAGGCCAAAGCTCAAGCCGATATTGCGCTACAGAGAGAAAAGGCTGCGGCAAGTATCCAGCTAGAGCGTGAAAAGGCCGAGGCTAACCTACAGTTGAAGGTTGCGGAGTTCCAGGCAGAAGCCCAGATGAAGGCCGCAAAGGTAGGGGCGCAGATTACCTCTAATGTAGAAGTCCCTGGAGAGCAACGAATTTGAACGAAGCAGAACGGGCGCAAGCCTACCTACAAGACGAGTTTTTCTTAGGTGTTGTGGAAAAACAACGCTCGTTGTATATTAGCAACATTGTTAACAGTACCCAGGAAGATGTGGAGGGTAGGGAAGTCAACTACCTAAAGCTGCGGGTGCTGGATGAGTTTATAGCGTCAATCCAATCCATTGCGAATAACAAGCTGGTGGAAGGGAAACGCTGGAAGATTTTTTAACCAACTGGAGTGAGTATGGACACCAACCCCCAAGGGAGTGTTAAAACCGTTAGCGATGCGGCTAATGCCTTTTTAGGAATGATGGAGCCAGAGGAGGCGCAAGCCCAACCCGAGGTTCAGGAAGAACTAGAAACAGAGGCCGTAGAAGAAGCAGAGTACGAGGACGATGTTGAGTCCGAAGAAGAGGCTACTGAAGAAGAACCCGCCCCCACCTACAAAGTACGAGTAGGCAAGGAAGAGGTCGAGGTTCCTCTTGATGAGCTTCTGAAAGGTTACTCGCGAACTGCTGACTATACGCGCAAGACTCAAGAAATTGCGGATCAGCGTAAGGTTGTAGAGGCTGAGAGGGCAAAGATTGAGGAAGCGTCAAAACTCCGAGATACCTACGCACAGAGACTTGGCATTATCGAGCAGATGCTCAAGCAACAAGACTCAGGCGAGGATCTAGCATCACTAAAAGAGACCGACCCAATTGGTTATGCGGTGAAAGTCGCAGAACAGGCCGAGAGGGAAAAGCAGTTGTCTGCGGTTCGTGCGGAGCAACAGCGTATCGCTCAACAGCAACAGTCCGAGCAACAGGAACGATTAAAGTCGTATCTTGCACAAGAAGCTCAGAAGTTGGCTGAAGCAATACCTGAGATGAACGACCCTGCAAGGGGTCAGGCTATCCGTACAGACATCAGAAACTTTGCACAGAAACTTGGCTACTCAGAACAAGAGTTGTCACAGGTTTATGACTCTCGTGCGGTCACGGCACTCTACAAAGCGATGCAATACGACAAACTAATGTCAGGCAAGGGCGATGCTACTAAGAAGGTTCAGCAAGCCCCGAAGATGTTAAAACCTGGGACTTCCACGCCAGAGGCAAGGCAGTCTCAAGAAGTAAAACAGTTACGAGGTCGCCTCAAAAAGTCTGGAAGGGCTAAAGACGCGGCTTCTCTATTTGAACGATTTTTGTAAAGGAAATTAAAATGGCTGCTACCTTTTCATCGCATACCGTTATCGGTCAACGCGAAGACCTTATTGATGTCATCTATGACATTTCGCCCCAAGACACTCCTATCATGTCCTCTATCGGCAAGGGTTCTGCCCGCGCTGTGTATCACGAGTGGCAGACGGACTCCCTGGCTGCGGCTACTACTGCCAACGCTGCGGTTGAAGGTGCTGACGCTACGGACGCTTCTGTATCGCCCACCACCCGTCTTGGTAACTACACCCAGATCGTAACTAAGACCATCCGTGTCTCGGGTACGCTTGAGTCTGTAGACAAAGCTGGTCGTAAGTCGGAGAAGGCTTATCAGATGGCTAAAGCCTCTGCCGAGCTTAAGCGCGACATCGAGACCATCATCACGGCTAACCAGGGTCAGACCGCTGGTAACGCTACTACGGCTCGCAAGATGGGTTCGCTCCTTTCTTGGATTAAGACCAACTCCTCAGTTAACGGTACTTCCGTAACTGGTGTTGACCCCACCACGATTGGTGTTTCTACCCGTGTTGACGGCACGACTCGTACATTTACTGAGGCCATTCTTAAGGATGTCATTCAGCAGGTGTTCGTTTCTGGCGGTACTCCCACGCTGGCTGTTATGCGTCCTGCCCTCAAGCAGAAGGTCTCTGGCTTTACTGGTAACGCTGCTTACCGTGTCAATACCGACAACTCGGTTGGCAATGTGACCGTGGTTGCTGGTGCTGACCTGTACCAGTCGGACTTTGGTGTTCTCCAGCTTGTGCCTGATCGCTTCATGCGTTCGGAAGACCGTGAGGTTCTGGTTCTTGATCCTGAGTACGCTGAGTTGTCCTATCTGCGTCCTTTCCAGACCAAGGATCTCGCCATTACTGGTGACTCCGAGCGTTCGCAGATTCTTGCTGAGTTGACGCTTACGGTTCGTAACGAAGCTGCTCATGGCATCGCGGCTGACCTCAACACGAACTAAACTGCTGTAAAATGGGGGGTGGGTAACTGCCCCCCAATTTAGGAGTTATATGCCTAAGATATTCAAGCAAGACCTGGACACCCAAACGGTACAGATTGCACATGAAGATGGAGAAGGCGGTCTCATCTTAGAGACCAAGCAAAACATCAAGCCCTTCTTAGAACAGAATAAAGCCTCCTACGCTCAGATAGATGAGAGAGCGAGATGGGGCGAGTTTACAAAGATTGCTAGTATTCCTTTTTCGGTCATTCAAGAACTGAACAAGCAAGGGATACTAAAGGGATTCCACATTGTTGAGCCTAAGAAACTCAAGGCGTGGCTAAATGATCCCGACCAAAGATTCTTTAGAACTCGACCTGGGAGGATTTAATGCGCGTAGCAATATGTATCCCTTCACGCGGGGATATGATGATGGGGACAGCGTTTGACCTAGCAACCATGACTGGCTACGACTCTCGGTTTCGGGAAGGTACTCAGGCACTTTATACCGTTGCGGGTACGCTGATATTTGACCAACGCAACAAACTAGCAGAAGTCGCATTAAACGAGGGTGCAGATTACATCCTCTGGTTGGATGCGGATATGCGGTTTCCTAAGAACACTATCGAGCGTTTACTGGCCCACGATAAAGACATAGTGGGTGTGAACGCGACAACCCGTAACTACCCTGTAAGCCCTACTGCCAAGCATTTAGAGTGTGACTTTGATGCCAACACTTCTACTTGGATACCAGTCAACAGTAAGAACAAGAAGGGAATAGAGAAGGTTGCGGCTATAGGCTGCGGAGTGGCTTTAGTAAAGCGCAAGGTGTTTGAGAACACGCCTCAACCTTGGTACTGGTTTCACCCTCTCAAGTCAGGCAAGATTCTGGGGGAGGACATTCACTTTTGCATTGCGGCTCACGACGCTGGATTTGAGACTTGGGTCGATCATGGCCTGAGTAACGAGATCGGGCATATAGGCCAATACACTTATTCATGGCAAGATATAAAGTCTGACGCAGAGCAACTTAAACGCCCACAAGGAAAAAAGAAACGCAAATGAGACAGGACTTTTATGTTTACGAGCATATTCGTAAAACAGATGGGTCAGTCTTTTATGTTGGCAAAGGGTTTGGTGGCAGAGCGTCAAGAAAAACGAATCGCAACAAACATTGGCACAACATTGTTAATAAGCATGGGTTTGATGTCAGGTTTGTGGTCAAAGATGTTGATGAAGAATTGTCGCTTCTTGTAGAAATAGAACGCATAGATCAGCTTAAAAAACTTGGTGCAAAGCTATGCAACCAAACTAATGGCGGCGAAGGCGTAACTGGCTATGTAGCAACAGCAGAAACAAGGCAAAAACTTTCTGAGGCGCACCTTGGGCGAAAGATTCCAAAATGGTTGTCTGAAAAGTATTCCGTTTTGCGTAAAGGCAAGCCAAAATCAGAAGAATGGAAGCAGAAGGTATCTAAAGCTAACCGCGGCAAAGTACGGTCTCAAAGCGCAAAAGACCTAATCTCTGACGCAAAAAGTTTAACCGTTATTTGTGTGGAAACTGGCGTTGAGTATAAAAACGCTTATGTTGCCGAACTGCAGACTGGGATAACCAGATCAGGAATTAACAGGGTCTGCCGCGGAGAACGCAAAACCGCGGGCGGCTACCGTTGGAGATACAAATGAGTTTAACGAATTATTCAGACCTAAAAACAACAGTCGCAAATTATCTAGGAAGAAGCGATCTAACTAGCGTTATTCCAGACTTTATATCTCTAGCTGAGATTCGCCTTGCCCGCCAGTTACGACTGCGGCAGATGTTAAAAACGG